TTAGAGATTTTGAGCGTCAGTCCGGTTCAGCGTGGAGAGCCTAATTGTCAATCAAAGTAGAGTTTGGATTTGCGCCTCAGAATGAGCCTGTTCAGTTCAATGACATTAGCGCGGATGTTGTTGCTATCTCTGTCAACCGAGGTAAGGACCCACAGCAGGACACCTTCAACGCTGCCTCTTGCTCGGTTCAGCTAAACAACGAAACAAGAAACTATGACCCTGATTATGGACCTAGCCCTTACCAGGGGCTGATAGTCCCAACTGGTCAGGTAAGAATCTACTCAAATGAGCAGATAGTCTTTACTGGCTTTATTACTGACTGGAACTTTAGCTACTCCCCAACTGGCGAATCCATAGCCGAGCTTGTCGCCTCTGATGCTTTCTGGAATCTAAACAGCCAAACCCTTACTGACTTTGCCCCTAATGAGCAACTGAGCAGCGAGCGCATACTTGATGTGCTTATTCGACCAGAGGTGGGTGGCACTGCAACTTGGCCCGCATCTCTTAGAAACATCTCGCCAGGTGTTGCCACTATGGGTGATTACACAGTATCTGATGGAACCAATGCCCTTAGTTACTTGCAAGAAGTTGAAAAGGCAGAGCCTGGCAGATTGTTTATTGACAAGTTAGGTCGTTTAGTATTCCGAAGCCGAAACAACGATCTTTCAAACCCTAGCTTTGAGTATTACCGAAGCAACCTATCTCCCAACCCATCCTTTGAGAACAATGTCAGAAGCTGGGAAGCTACATCTGGCACAATTACTAAATCAACAGCTACGGCCTACATTGGAACAGCCAGTGGCAGCCTAACCTCTGAAGGTGTTGTTGAGCAGTATTTTGAGAGCAGCGCAGGTGATAACTACACAGCTTCAATTTACGCTAAGGCAAGTGCTGGCACAGTCCCTGTTACCATTGCAGGGTTGGTTTCCTTCGATGGTCTGAGTTACACCGAGTCAAACCCAGTAACTAGCCAGATTGACAGCACAGACTGGACACGCATAAACACAAGCTTTGTTGGCGAAAGTCCTTTTTCTGGAATTAGAATTGGTGGATCAACTGCTGCTATCTTTCTTGATGCCTTGTTGATTGAGCAGACACCTGTTGTGGATGCTTACTTTGATGGAAGCAACGATCCTGTTTACAACACATCAGACCCAGATGCACCTGATTACCAACCAGAAAGAGCCTTTGAAACTTATGAAACAGAATGGGTGATTGAATAATGTCTTTTGCAGAAACAGGAAGCGATGATCCTGTCGAGTTCTACGCAGAAATAAATACACAAAAAGTTGCTGAGCTAATAACCTTTCCAGCTATTGAGGGTAGAGATGCTCCTGGTAAAACTGGAGCGGCCGCTAGACCTGCCCTTGTTCGAGAAGTTGGTTTGTTTATTTATCCGACTAATTCCCCACCAGCCTGATAGCAAGAAGGAAGTGAACTAATGCCAAGTGCAGTAACCAATGACGCGCAAGGCCGCGCGATACTGACTGTCAATGCCAGCGGTGTAGTAGGCGGCGTTAACTGGTCTGCCTCTGTTCTAGATAACAACCCTAGCTTTGGTGGTTTTGGTGACTCAGGTGCAAACCTTACAATCACAATGGGTGGAATTACTGTACTCAGTGAAGTCAATAAGAGTTATGACTTTGGCACTAACTCTCCACCTAAGTACTTTCCAAGGTCTTATGGAACTACCTTTCAATCCCTTTCCCCTGGTACCTATGTTGCGACTGGAACCTTCTCAACTACTGGTTTAGTTGGAACTGCCTCTCTTTCCTTCAACTTCACAGTTCCTTCGCCACCACCCCCACCAAATCCTGTTTGGTCAACTGGCACACTACTACCGACAGCTACACGATCAAGCGCTTATTCAACGACTGTTAGCGCAAGCCCTGTCACAAGTTACAGCCTTGTCAGTTCAAGCGGTGCAACTGGTGGGCTGTCTTTCTCTGGTAGCACAATCTCAGGAACTCCTACAACTGCCGGTACAGCCACCTTCACCATCAGAGCCGATAACAGCGGTTTCTCAACTGACCGAACATTCACAATTCCAATCAACCCAACAGCCGATACTGCTCGTGTTGTTCGATTGGGTATGTGGAGTTCTACTGGAACTGGCTTTACAAGTAGCACTGACTACACCCTGCCAACTTCAGGCAGCAATCTAAAACAAGTAGAAATTACCCCTAGACCTGTATTTTCAGGTAGCCAGTATTGGGTTGGTTTCTCTATTGTCAGCCCAACCTTCTTTTCACCTGCTGATTCTGGTGTTGGCTGGGGTCTAACTTCTGGTGCCAACACAAGCCGAGGCGATACAACACCACTTGCAACATCTAGCAACTTTACAAATCAAGCTACTGCTGGCTTGGGTGGACTTGCTTACAGGCTTTACTACGATGTCTTGCCTACTCAGCCACTCAATCTGGCTGGTGTTATTACTGGTGCAGAGGATACAAATGTCACCCTAACTTGGGATGAGGTTAGCTCTGATGGTGGTCAAGCTGTTAGTGGATACCGAATCCAGCAATCTCAAGACAATGTAACTTGGACAACTCTTGTTTCTAATTCAGCGTCAACGACTAGAGGCTATACAACCAGCCAGCTAACACCAGGTATTCGGTATTACTTTAGGGTTGCTGCTATCAACGCTGTGGCTATCGCTCATGGAACTGATTACTCTGGACCCTATTCAGCGGTTGCTAACATTCTTATCCCTGGTGCTAGCGCAGGTAACGCTCAGTCATTCTTGACGGCAACAGTAGCTAACCCCAACCCTGAAGCTGTCAACTTTACAGACTTTGGACTTGGCATTAGGTTCACTCAGATTGATGTCCAGTATGGCTCTGAGTTCCTTTACACCGAGATAGAGGCAAGCACTCAAGATGCCTTTGCTGAAATGCAGGTTATTGATGCGCCTCTGTCAAAAGACCTTTATGGCGTTAGAAGCTACTCAATTACAAACCTTTTGAACTCAACAGATGCTGGCGCTCTTGAGGTTGCAAAAGACTATCTGACTTACTACTACCAGCCAGAGCTACGAGTCCAGTCCATCACTGTTGATCTAAGCAACCTTACAATCGAGCAAAAACTACAAGTGCTTGGGCTAGAGATTGACTCTTTGATTTCTGTCAGCTTTACCCCTAACGGCGTGGGTGACCCAAAGATAGCGTCAGGGCTAGTCACAGGTATTTCCCATAGGATTACGCTTACCAGCCATGAAGTAGAATTAAGACTCAGGAACGAACGAAACTTGTTTACTCTAGACAGCGACAGCAAGGGTATCCTAGATGTCAACACGCTAGGCCCATAGAAGGAAACCATGCCGAGAAAAGTATTTGCGAGCTTTACAAGACTCGATGCCTCTGATGTAAACACATTCCTAATGGATCAGACTGTCCAGACCTTTGCTGGAACAGCCGCTAGAGGCTCAGCCATTGGGACTGCCTCTGAGGGTATGGTGACTTACCTAAATGACTCTAATTCTGTGCAGGTTTATGACTCAGCTAACTGGAACACATTGGCCTACGAGCCAACCCTTACTAGCTCAACTGCTGTTTCCTACACAGTGGCTAGTACAGACAGCTACAAGACCCTACGCTTTACATCCGGCTCAGCGGTTACTGTTACTTTTGGAACTGCCACAGCCTTTGAGCCTGGTGAGCGTGTTGACATCCTTGGCGATGGTGCTGGCACTGTGACAATCAATCGAGACGGCACAGTTGTTTCCTTAGCTGGTCGAGGCACAGCAGGAACGGCTTACAGAATTGGTCAGCGTTATGAAGCTGTCTCTGTCCTATGTGTTGACACCAACGCCTACCGAGTTATCGGTAACGCTACGGCGGTCTAGCTATGTTGATTCCTTTTGGGATTCTTTCAGCAGCAGGGGCAGGTGGGGTTGCTTTTGCTTCGGACTACGAGCTTATTGAAACACAGATTCTAGGTTCGGCAGCTTCGTCTGTTACCTTCGCATCTTTGGGAACTTACTCGACTACCTATAAGCACTTGCAACTTAGATTTGCTGCTCGCTCATCTGACGCTAACCCAGGTGTTGGAGTGTATAGCCGGCTAAACGCTGACTCTGGTTCAAATTATCGAGCGCACTATTTACTTGGTAATAGTTCAGCAGTTCTTGGTGGTGCTTTAGCTGTTGGTACAACTGGTCTAAGCGGAATTATTGCAGCAGCAGGTTCAACCGCAAACAATTTCGGTATTGCTGTTATTGACTTGCTAGACCCTTATTCAACAACTAAAAATAAAACCCTTAGAACCCTAGGTGGATTTACTGATGCAGCTCAAAAAAGAATTGATATGCACTCTGCGCTCTGGATAAATACAGCCAGCTTAACCAGTTGGCAACTATTTCCTGAGCTGGGAAACTTTGTAACAGGCTCGCGTTTTTCTCTCTACGGAATAAAGGGGTAACTATGCCGACACCAACATACACACCATTAGCTACTATCACACTCGGTAGCGATACAGCGTCAGTGACTTTTTCATCCATTCCTGCAACTTATCGGGATTTGATTGTTACTTTCAATGGTTCTATGGCTGGTTCTGGAACCTCATCTGTTTGCTTTAGGTATAACTCTGATTCCGGCAGCAATTATTCAACTGTTTATATGGTTGGAACTGGATCTTCAACTGTGTCTGGAGCTGCCACAACAACCCTTGGTGCTTTAGTTGGTTTTTATGCATCTCACGCAACGGGTCAAAGACATCAGGGCATTATGCACATCATGGATTATTCAGCAACCGATAAGCACAAGACAGCTTTGATTAGAGATGACAGCCCGTCAACGGAAACTGAAGCCCAGGCTAATCGGTGGGCTAACACTGCCGCTATAAATAATGTTCAGATTTTTGCTAACTTTTCTGGCCTTTTAGCCTCTGGCAGCACGATAAATCTCTACGGAATAGTGAGCTAGACAATGACAATGCAACTAATTGAAACTAAGACGCTTGCCGTTGACACTGCTTCGATTTCGTTTACATCTATTCCGCAAGACGGAACCGACCTATTCGTATTTTTATCTTTACGCTCAACACCAACAGCCGACCCTGCAGGAAGCTACTACATAATTGCCATAAATGGCGGTGGTACTTCAACTTCAACTAGGTATCTTCAAGGTACAGGTAGCTCAGTAGCTTCTGCAACTTTAGCTAATTTAGCTGGTATTGCCTCGGCCAACTCAGGCACATCTAACACTTTTGCTAACGACTCAGTATATATTCCAAATTACACTTCCAGCAATGCTAAAAGCTATTCAGTTGATTCTGTGACTGAAAATAATGCGACAGGTGCCTATCAGATTCTTGTTGCTGGGCTTTGGAATGTTACAAGTGCCATAACTTCTCTTGCTTTTACAACAAGTGCCGGAAACTTTATGATTGGTTCGACAGTTTCTTTGTATAAAATAACAAAAGGCTCTGACGGAATAGTAACCACCAGCTAACAAGAAAGAAAACAAAATGACAGATACACCGATGAAAGTAGTAGTCGATTGTGCAACAGGCGAATCTACAACAGTACCTCTAACCGAGGCAGAACTAGCCCAGCGTGAGATTGACCGAGTAGCTTTTGAGGCACAGCAATCAGAACTTGAAGCAGCCCAGCAAGCACAAGAAGCTCTAAAAGCTTCTGCTAATGCCAAGCTTCTAGCTCTAGGTCTAACCCAAGCTGAAGTAGCAGCTCTAACCGCATAATGGCCGAGGAAACTAACTCAGTTCGCATTACGCAAGCTGACATATACAAAAAACAACTTGAGCATGGCGAGATTCTGGTCAAGGTTTTACAGAAACTAGATCACTTAGACGATGTGCCAGAACGCCTTAGAGAAGTAGAACTAACGCTTGCTAGACTTGCTTGGATTGAGCGCATCGCCTACACAGGACTAACAGCCTCAGCAATAGCAATCATCGGCTTGGTAGCCGCAACGATAGGAAAATAATGACAACTTGGATTAGACCGGTAGATGGTGGCAGTATCTCTGACACTTTTGAGGGACACAAGAACAGAGCAAAGCCAGCCCTAAACCCAGGCATAGACTACGCAGTTGGTAATGGTACACCGGTCAAGGCAGTTGCCGATGGAACTATCACAGGGATTGTTCCAACCTTTACTGGCTCTGGTGGTCGAATGATTTTTATCAGCTTTCCATCAGGTCACAACGCAGACTACCTACACCTATCACGCATTGATGTTGTCGCTGGTCAGGCAGTCAAGCAGGGTCAGGTCATCGGCCTAGTTGGTGGATCGGGTCTTGGTAAAGAGAACGGCTACGGCGCACACCTTCACTTTTCATTCCGAGTCGGTGGCAAGCCAACTATGGGTGCTGGCAACATTGACTATGAAGCCTTTAGAGGCGCACCTACAAGTGCTATTCCTGCTTCACCTGCTAAGCCAAGTGTTGCACCTGCTAAGGGATCAAGAGCCTACCGAGGCACAGAGCTAAAGCGTGGCGAGCCAGCAGGTCCAGATGTTCTTTACTTACAAAACAAGCTAGGTGTAAACCCACCTGGTCCATTCGGTCCAATGACCCATACTGCTGTTGTTGCTTTCCAAAAGAAGCATGGACTACTAGCAGACGGAATTGTTGGCCCTCTAACTTGGTCAAAGCTCGGATAGCTTGCTCAAACAATTATCAAAGTCAAAAAGCCTACGGATTATGTCTGTGGGCTTTTTTCTTTTCTTCATGGTCTGGCAACCTATCCCTGCCTATGCCGCACAAGCCTCAGCAACTGTAATTTGCCAGAACTCAAACGGAGATCAGCAGACCTTCGGGATTGGATGGAACAATGAAAACGACTACTTCTTGGATAAGGGCAACATTCCCCAGCACTTTTGCGAGGGTGGCTTTGCTGGTGAGTTCACCACTTTTGTTAGCGTGGTATCTTTTGACGGCGGTGAGCTGGATTCTGCTTTGCTTTACCATCCTAATTATGTTCCTGATACCGAGCCTGACCCTGTACCATCTCCTGGGCCTAGTCCAGAAGTTAGTCAGGAACCGGAAGTGATTGAGCCAAGCCCTGAGCCAACCATCGAACCTAGCCCAGAGCCATCGGCTGAGCCTACGATTGAACCCAGCCCTGAACCTACTGTTGAACCTCAGCCTGAACCTGCCCCTGTCCCACCAGTTGAACCCACGCCAGAGCCACAACCTACCCTAAACAGCCCTGTAAGCCCTGTAGAGCCTATTACCCCTGAAACAAGCCCATCACCTACCCCCGAACCTGTCGAGCCGTCTACGAGCCTTATAGAGCCAGAAATTGAAAACACACCGATTGAAAACTTGCTAATGCTGCCTCAACTAGCGTTAGAACAGCTTGCTAAACTTGGAGAGAACCTACGCTCAATCGGGTCGGACATGAGTCCAGAAGTACGAGAGCAGTCGCAGCAAGTAATTGTTGCCTCTGTAATTGTTACCCAAGTCGCATTGGCAGGTAGGAAGTTTTGAAGTTTCTCAAAGACCAACTAGATCAGTCTTGGACAATTCTTGGCTTAGGCATCGCTTGGGTAGTGCTTGAAGGCTCTGCCAAAGACTTTGTGGGTTGGGCAATACTGGCAACAATACTTATCTGGGCAGCAACTTACCCTTTACGAAAGGACTAACTCATGTGGTTAGACATTATTAGACGCACCTTTGCGGTCATCATCTTGAAGGTCACCGGTATCTTTGTCGGTGGAGCTGTTATCGGCCTTGAGGTTATCCAGGCTGTTGCTATGGCTGCCTTTGCTGGTGTGATTGATGTAGCTCAAGAGCTATCTCGGTCTTACCTTGCAGACGGCAAGATTGACCCAGACGAGCTAAACAAGAGCTTTGGCAAGATTGCCGATAAGTCAGGTCCTAGCTCGAAGCCCTAAGCTTTACCCGCTCCTCATGGGTAGTGCCACCCCAAATGCCCTGCATCCCTGCTGATAGGGCATAGTCAAAGCACCTAAGCCTGACAGGGCAGTCATCACAGACTTCTTTGGCTACCTTGATCATTGACTTACGCATCTCTGGGTCATGCTCATCTTCTGGGAAAAAGACCTCTGGGACCGAGGCACATTGGACCCCATCATTGTTTCTTATTGCTTCTTGCAACTCAATATATTTGCGCTCAATCTGGCGTAATGTCATAGGGTAACCCTAGAGTATAAACATCGGAAATAGCAAAGCCACGCTGAGAGAGTTAGCGCGGCTTTGCGACAAGGAAAAGAGAGGGAAACCTTGCCAGTAAACAAACTACCATTCACCGAACTACTCGATGCTGTGCTACTTGGCGACTTTGCCAACGGCAGTCAAGAGTGGCACGATCTAAGAAACGAACCAGGTGTTGTTGGTGGCTCTGACATCGGAGCAATCGCGGGACTAAGCACTTGGGAATCAGCAATTACTAAGTGGGCAAAAAAGACCGGTCAGATTCCTGATGAAGTTACACCGAATATGAGCATGAAGCTCGGCACAATTCTTGAGTCACCAATCTTGAACTTGTTTGCTGACGAGCATCCTGAACTGACTATTTGGGAAACCGGCACATGGGCAAACAAAGAACATCCTTGGGCTAGGTCAAACCCTGACGGCATCTATCAGACTGAGGATGGACAACTTGGAATCATTGAGGTCAAGTTCTCACGCGACTACTGGAGTGGAGTGCCACAGGCTTACCGCGCTCAAGTGCTTTGGTACATGAGAGTCTTTGGAATCAAGCAAGCTAAGTTAGTTGCGCTCGCAGGTTCAAGCTACATGGAGTTTGACATCGAGTGGGATGAGTTTGAAGCGCAGACACTTTGGGATGCTGCTGTCAGATTTAGACAGGCTTGCCTAGACATGAAAATGCCTTACTGGGATGGGAGCAACTCAACCCTAGAAACCATCAGGGCATTATCGCCTGGCATCGTTGACACCGAGGTTGACCTTGATGACTTGGGTATGCACTACCTCAACTCGGTTGACGAGTTAGAGAAAGCTACTGTCAAAACAACAGAGCTAAAAGCTAGAGTTATACAAGCAATGGATGGGGCTAAGCGAGGTCTGGTCTTTGGTGAGCATCTGCTCAGCCTTAGATCAAGAGCTGGTGGCGCACCATACTTACACCACGAGAAAGGGAAATAAAGAATGGCAAACAACTACAAAGGTCCATTGGACTACATTGATGTAGCAACACGCATAGTTGAGTTTAGGGAGAAGTTCCCACAAGGCTCACTTCAGCAGGTCAGCTATGAGTTTGTGAATGTAAACGGCAAGGATTGGATTATTTACACCGCTGCCGCTTATCGCTCACCGGATGATGCCCGACCAGGTATCGGAACAGCTTGGGAGCCAATCCCAGGACCGACAAACTTCACAAGAGATAGCGAAGTCCAAAACGCAGAAACCGCAGCATGGGGTCGCGCAATGGTGGCTGCTCTAGCTGTTGACACTAAGAAAGGGATTGCCTCATCTGAGGAAGTTCGCAACAGGCAGGTCAAGAGTTCGGCAACCACTAAGGATTGGCTAGCGATGACTGAGGCATTAGGGAATGACATCGAGGGTTTACGATTGTTATACAGCCAAGCTAAAACAGGTGGCGCAACCGATGACACACTCGACAAGATCAAGGCAATCGCTAATGGACTTACAGGCAAAGAGGATTCTTCTAGGCTCAATTCTTGAAACCCAAGAGTGCCTACAAGAGCAATTTGAGATAGGCGACTTTGATTCAATAAGTGTCATCTGGAAGTTACAAAGAGAGAAAGCTGAGAGGCTAAAAAATGGAGATTATTACACCAGGCCACATAGTCGAGGAACTACAAAGGCTGACCAAGGAGATGGACAAGGGAGCTAACGCTCTCTACGATGCCGAGTGCAAGCTGGCAGATGCTGATTCAGCGTATGACCGAGCTGTATCGCTGGCGTTCCTAAACAACTCTGGGACAGTAGCAGACCGGCAAGCTGTGGCTAAGTTGCAAGCAGTAGAGGAAAAGCTAAAGGCTGACCTTGCTAGGGCTGAATACAACAGGATCAAGACCAAGATGAAAACCCTGTCAGACCAAGCCACAATGATGGCTGTAATGAGCAAGAATGTCGAACTTCAATGGCGACATGCCTAGCTGGTAGCCTTATCGGGTGATAGCCGAATCCTGCTCTTGTGGGGCCAAAATAAAGACTGATGATGCTCAGGCAATCAAGCTCGTCCGAGAGTGGCGGCGTAGGCATACCTGTATAACCGACAACACCGACAACACCGACATTGTTGAAGCGGTCAATGGTGGAATGGCAGACACCACAATCGCTTTAGGATTCCAACCTGGTGAGATGCCAGCCAAGATTTACGATCCGTTCGATGACTAAAAAACAATTCCAGAAATACCTAGAGCGCGACTTGGGCTGTTGGCATTGTGGCACTCAAGGCGATGACCTGATACCTCACCACCGGCTCAATCGAGGCATGGGGAGTAAGAATCACCTGGCTAATCAGCCAAGCAACATCATCGCGCTGTGTGCCGAGGCTAACGGCTTGCTAGAGTCAAACGCTGGCTTTGCTGAGCTAGGTCGCAAGATGGGTTGGAAGCTAAGAAACCATGAAACTCCTACTGAAGTACCTATCTTTGGGCATGGTGGCTGGTGGCTACTAAATGACGACTTTACAAAAGACTTGCTGGAATCAGACCCTGAGATGTTTTAGGTGGTACAGTCCAAGCAAGGGGCTGGATGGATTCGACTCTGGGTAAAGCCTTCAAGGGCCACCCAAGAGGACAGGGTTTCGATTACCCTCAGCTCCACGCTAGAGTACTTTTCTAGTGCTAAGGTAAAAACATAACTGAATAAAAAAGATGCCGCCTAAGGATCGGAACCCCTAGACGGCGTTGATAACCAACAACCAAGCTGTTGGCATCATTACTAAGTGTAGTGTGCCAACCTAATTTAGGAGGCACATTTAGTGTTTAACTGGGAAAATAAATCACTCGCCGAGATTCTTGAATACTACGGCGGCAACATCTTCATGGCTGAGATGGACTACAAAGCCTACGGACTCGATGCCGGACAATGGGCGATGCTAGTCAAGGAAGCCTTTGATACCAAGGTAGTCAACGCAACTGTATTGATGGTCATGCTCGACAGAGCAAGTGTGGCCTAATGCCACTCATAAGAGGTCACCACACCTTTGACGATCACTTCACTCAGATACCTAACGACTGGGTAAGGGATTCAAGATTGTCATTGAAGGCAATAGGGCTACTAACGCAACTGATGTCCCACCGACCTGGTTGGAACATGAGCATAAGCAGCTTGGCAAGATTCAACAAGACCGGAATAGACACAATAAAATCGGCAGTCAAAGAGCTTGAACTCTTCGGCTACCTAAACAGGTCAGAAAAGCAAGAACATAACCAAGACGGAACCTTTGCCGATTATGTTTGGACTACCGCTGACCCCTTCCAAAACCCCGATACGGTAAAACCCGCTAGCGGTAAACAGGACACAAAGAACACTATTACTAAAGAAGAACAACCTATAAAGAATAAACAAGAGAATATATCAACAGATACATTTGATAAATTCTGGGAGTTCTACCCCAAAAAGAAAGCTAGGGCTGATGCTGAAAAGGCATGGGCCAAAGCAATTAAGCGCAAACCAGCTAGTGAGCTTATTGAGCTAGCAAAGGCTTACTCTCAAGGTAAGCTACCGGCAGAGGAATACATACCCAACGGATCTACCTGGCTAAACAACAATCGGTGGGAAGATGTAGATGCGACAACTCAGAAACCCAGCGAGTTTAAGACAGGGGTGTTTTACTAATGAGCAACTTCGAGCAACTGGTAATTGGATCAATACTTTTGACCAACGGAACCGCTATTGATGAACTAACACTTACACCGGATGACTTTGACAATCTAGCCTGTGGCAAAATCTACGCAACCATGCTGGAGATGAGAGCAGCAAGAGAGCCGATTGATACCTTCACAGTCGGAACTAAGTTGCCACGCTACGCAGCTGACCTGCATGACATGGTTACGGCAACACCAACGGCTGCCTCTGTAAATTACTACGCAACCCAAGTCATAGACTTTGCCACGCGTAAGAGAGTCCAGCAAGCCGGAAACTTACTCAGCATCAAATCGCAAGGCGACAATATCAATGAAGTTATCGAGCTGGCTAGACAAGAGCTAGACCAACTGACTGAAAAGAACCAAGCCACTAAGCCGAGCTATGTTGATGACGAACTGCTGTCATACATGGATGAGCTAGACAAGCCAAAGCATTACGCTAAGTCACCTTGGGCAAACCTAAACGAGATAATCATGGGATTCAAGCCAGGTGCTTTATACATAATCGGTGCAAGACCTGGCATCGGTAAGACCATTGTTGGTTTGCAGATTGCTTGGGAGCTATCAAAGTCTGGGGCTGTTTCATTCCACAGCCTAGAGATGAGCCGCACCGAGCTCTACAACAGAATTATCAGCATGGAAGCTGAGGTTTACATTGGCAACATCAATCAAGGTTCTCTGAGAGATGAGCATTGGATAAAGATTCAAAAGACAAGGCAAAGCTGGTCAAACCACCGACTAGCAATCTTTGACAAGTCAGGGCAAACCCTTCAGCAGATACGAGCCTCAGCGACAAGCATAAAAAAAGAGGGACAACTTCAAGCCATAGTTGTTGACTATTTAGGTTTGATTCAAGACACAATTGCTGGTCGCAAGCGTTACGAGATGATTACAGACATAAGCATCGGGCTAAAGAACTTGGCTAGAGATCTAAATGTGCCGGTCATCGCACTAGCTCAGCTCAATCGAGGCCCAGAGCAACGCAGGGATTCTGAACCTGACCTAGCTGACCTAAGAGATTCAGGTGGAATTGAGCAGGATGCCGATGTCGTTATCTTGCTACACAGAGTCAAAACTGCTTGGGATGACCCTGAACTTGAATGGCAAAAGTCAGGAATGATTATGAAGGTTGCCAAGAACCGGCATGGCAAGATTGGCAACGCAAAGCTAATCTTTGAGGGTGAGCTTTCAAGAGTCGTCCAACCGCCCAAAAACGATAAAGACTAAGATTATGGCGTGGATGACAATGTGGCCTTATGCTGCCGATGTGGAGCAACCTGGAAGGTCAATACGCATAAACGCAAGCGTAAAGACCTCAAGTGCCAATCCTGTCGAATGCACCGAGCCTTGGTCATCAAGTATGGATCCGAGAAGTGCATCCCTTGGCAGGGTGATTTTGACAAGGCTACTCTCACCATCCCAATCTTTGACGGCAAGCCAGTCCTACCTGGCACTAGAACTTGTGGGCATAGCGACTGCACCAATCCCAACCATGTCGCTGGTGACCACTAGAGTAAAACAACAAATCGAAAGGAAATAAAGAGATGGCAATAATCAAGGTAAAGGGCGCGATCACCAGAGTCTTCTACGAAGGCAAGGGCATCGAGGTAACAGAGTCCTATGAAACCAAAACAGGCGAAACCATCAACAAGCGATACACAGTCTGGCTAAAGCAGCCAACCACGCTTGAAGCTGGCGACACAGTTCAGGTCGAGGGCTTATACAGCTCCGAGATTGACAACTGGACCAACAAGGAAGGCGAGGCAAAGCAGTCCATCAAGGTAAGCATCAACAACCCCTTGGTACTCCCAGCCGAGCCACTAAACATCATCAAGGGAATCTTTGAACCGACTCACTCGGAGCCAAGTCCCTTTTGAAAAATCTCCGATGGCTAGTCCCTGCCCTCACCGCCGGCATACTACTGAACCTATCGCTTCAAGATAAAAGCGTTCTTGATGGTGTGGGACTGGCCTTCGGTTTACTTTATGTCTGGGCTGCCATACTAGGAGCATGGGAGCTTTATGGCAGAGGTAAGCCTTAGCGTTAGAGGCGACCCAGCCAGCCAAGGATCACACGCCATAATGCATGGCAGGATTGTCCAGGTCAACAGCTCTAAGCACAAGGCGTGGCGTAAGGCCATAGTCCAAGAGGCAATCGCAACCCTGCCGGATGACTGGCAACCAATAGACGAGCCATGTGAGCTAATCGTCAACTTCTATCTACCCAAGCCCAAGACAGTAGATCGCCAGCTACCTAGCGTGTCACCTGACCTAGACAAGCTCATTAGGGCAGTAGGGGACAGCCTGACCGATTCAGGCGTTGTCACCGATGACAGCCGAATAGTCCGTATCTCAGCTCGTAAGCTCTACGCCGAGGGCATCCCAGCAGGTGCCACAATTCAGGTCAAAACCCTCAACTACCCCTTTAGCGCGACACGCCGATAATTAGGGAAAATTGCCAAAATTGCCAGAAAAAGGCAAAAACTGTGCTATCTTGCATACATAGCCCAAGGGGGGCTAGATAGGAGCACCAAATGTTTACAACTGAACTAGAAACAGGAAGCATCAAGGCCACAGGGTCGGTTGAGTTTGACGACATGGATAATGCCATCGTGTCAATCAAGGTTGGCGGTCAAGTGCTTACTGAAGTTGAAATCAGCTCGAAAGAGTTTGAGGTTATTCGCCGCTACTTTGCAGAGGTGAAGTAATGAAAACAATAATCCTTTACCTCATCTCACTAACCGGCATCTTGATTGCAAGCTGGCAGATTCAAGAGATACATCTCGGCTGGGGTTACACACTCGGAGTCGCAGGTTTGATTCTTGCCTTCTTTGTAGCAGTCAACGCACTAACAAAGGACACTCGCAAATGAATGAACAAGAACTAGCTGAGCGTATTATTGCCGAGGCTCAGAAGTGGACTGAGATACAGTTCACGCTTCAAGATGGTGTGCCAGGTATGACGGCACAGACACGCAACGAAGCCAAGGCTCGAATTGAGCTAATCGAACACATCAAGCAAACCTACAAAGAAATGAGAGCAAATGCCTAACTATAACCCTGAGCCACTTGAGTTCGCAGTCAAGGACTTCAACCCTCACCAGTACAACTTTGGCGTTGCCAAGTCAGACGGAATCTACATGGGCAGGATGCTTATGAAAAACGAGGTGCTAAGTCTTATCAAGGCAGCGTACCCAATCCCAACCAAAGCAATCGCTAAGGTCATTGACATCGTGGACAACATTGAAATCTATGTTGACCCTCAATACAACATCTCATCGAGGTAGCCATGACACTCTCACCTTACGCAGAGGGCTTTTACGCCGGTATCCGTTATCAGCGCGACAACATCCTTGACTATGTATCGATTCACTTGGATCAGGGATACATCCCAACAGCCGAGGACATCGTTGAGGAAATAAACGGACAATACAAAAGGGACATGAACAACCAGGTAAACGCCATGATGGATGGCAGCCTTGACAAGCTAATCAAGAACCTTGACGAGCTTGCCCACACAGTCACCAAGATAGAGCACCAAGCAAAAGAGTTGATTGCTGAGGTGACTGATAAGCCATGAAGTCAACAATCAAAGGCATAGACCTAAGCACCAGCTTTGATGCAACAGTCATTAGATACTTTGACGAGAACGCACAGCTACTGCTCTCGAAGCACAAGGACTACGGACCAACCAACATAAGCCACGCACCTGGTGGACCTATCAACGGCCTACGAGTCAGGATGCATGACAAGTTGGCAAGAATCAACCACTTGACTGATTCCGGCAACGCACCTGAGCATGAGGCATTGAGGGATTCTTTCATTGACCTTGCAAACTACGCGATTATTGGTTTGCTGGTCCTAGACGGAGAGTGGCCTGAGAAATGATTGGATGGCGACCTAATCGCGAGGAACGGCGAGCGCGGAAACTGACTATGGCTTTTGGCAGAGGCTTTGCCAAGGGTTACCAACAAGGCGCAAAAGACATGACTGAGTATCTGACTGAGCAAGTTATCTACTCAATCAACCAGGATGCAGTCCTAAGAACGACAGTAGATGTGGACACCATTGAAAGAGTCGTTGAGATTATCGAGGCGGTGAGGGACATTGGCAAAGCACAGAGCTGAAAGGCAACCGATTAACTGGCGCATTATTCGAGTTCATTGGGCATACAAGACCCTAAGACTCAGGCGAGCCTTCTACACCTTGCTGTATAAGGTGTCACGATGAGCAAGCAGTTAGTTTTAGGAAAGTTTGATTGCTCAACCGGCATGAGTTCTAGGCTTTATCAGAAAGATGATTTGGTTGTTAGAACAGCAACTGAGGCAGACAGAACATTTATTGACAAGCTGCAAAAAGAAAACAGCTACGCAGTTGGTTTTATACAATCCACAATTTGGGATAAGTATGTGTTTGGTGGAGAAAGAAACTTTGTTGTCTTTATTTGTGAAAAGAACGATGACTTAGTTGGCTATGTACTTCTAACGCCAGGCAGAGGTGCTTATACTTATGCAAAAATTCAGCAGATAGCGGTTCGAGAGGATGCTCGCAGACTAGATTATGGAAGCGCACTTTTAGCTGTTGTCAAAGATTTCTGCAACACTTTTGAAAGAATAGGTGTAACGCTTAGGTGTCGAATTGACCTTGAATCTAATCATTTTTGGCGCAATCTTGGATTTAGTCTTTATGGTGTTTGGGAAAAGGGCAAGATAAATCATGTTGGGTTCAAAGCAAGCAATGACATAAATCTCTGGAAAATAGATTTGCACGACAGCATTATTAGCTTGTTTACTACCGAGGAATTACCTAGTGGCTTATGGATTGAAACAAAAAAACCATTAGATTCTAGCCAGGCTGGGGTGGCATAATGACTCACTTTACTAACGCTGATGAGCGTGAAATCTTTGATGCTGTCTTGCTGCTCAAAGATGACGAGCGCGAGTGGTCAAGTGAGCTAGAGGCAATCAGGCGCAACCTTGCCAGATTGATGGAAAGAATAATGCAAGTTGAATGGCACTACCTTGAGCCGGAAATCGGTGACTTGGCTCTAAACTTGATAAGAGAAACTGAAAGGGGCAACGATGCTAGAAGGACTAACACCACAGGTCAGGAAATCATCCTGCAAAGTAAGAACAATCTTGGAAACTCTGGACACGAAGGATCAAGCCATACTTGTAGCTGCCATAGCTAACGAATCTTGGAAAGCACCAACTCTAGCTAGAGAACTAACTGCTAGGGGTATTGCAA